GGGCGTCATGTGCACGGGCTCCGTCTCGGTTGCCAATCAGCTCTACCTGGCTGCGTCCTCGACGCCGACGGGTATCTGCTCGATCAGCGCCTCGGCCTCGGGCACGATCTACGGGGTTTCCCTCGTGACGGTGGTGGATACGGCGAATGCGACGGTGCATTCGGCGATCCTCTCCTGGCCGCGCGGCATCCCGACCACGCTGCTCTAAGATGTCGCAAGTCGCACAGAACACCGTGCAAGAGGCCGGGGAGGACGATGGTCCTCCCCTGCTTCCGCTCTACCTGCATATGGAAGGCTGCGCCACCGAAAGCGAGATGAACGCCAACGTGACGGCCACCATCGAGCGGGGCTATACCCGTTTTAACGAATATCTCGGCAAGTTCGAGGGCGAGGCTGCCATTGTCGGCGCCGGCCCTTCGATCAAGCGCACGCACAAGGACTTGAAAGGCGATGTCATCGCCATCAATAGCGCCATCGGCTACCTGCTCGATCAAGGCACGGTGCCGCGCTGGGCGATGATCTGGGACGCTTCCCACCTCTGCGCGCAGTTCGCCATTCCTCACCCTGACATCACCTACCTGATCGGCGCCCGCTGTCACCCGAGCGTGTTTGAACGACTCAAGGACTGCAAGGTCATCTGCTGGCACGCTGGCGGGGACCATAACATCGCCGAATTCCTCGTCCAGAAAAAACTCGATGAACCGATGGTCAACGGGGGTTCTGCCGGGGTCACTCGGGCGATGTATCTCGCGGTGGCTTTGGGCTACCGCAAGCTCAATATCTACGGGGCAGATTCAAGCTATTCGGATGACGGCCATACGCACATCAACGGAAGCTTGGTGCCTGAGAAAGACCTGATGGTCTGGATCGGCAACGGCAAGGGGAAGAAGCTTTTCAGGACGACCCCTGAATGGTGCGCGCAGGTCAATGAGTTTCGGGACATCTACGCGATGTTCAGGCATCCGAATTTCGGCATCGAGATTGAGGTTTACGGCGAGGGGATGCTGCCGCACATGGCCGAACTGATGAAGGCAAAAGCCGCCTACGGCCTGATCTGGAACCCGGATGGCACCGTGCATCCGAGCTACAAGTTCGACGACGGAAGGGAGCCGGGCCCGCCTCCGGCAACTCAACAACTTGAGGAAAAGCCAAATGTCGATGCTCGCGTCTGACCTGAATAACCCGGAATTCACTGGAGCGGTGAACCCGGACTCCCTTCTCTTTGTCGAGTTCTACTGGCACACGCCCATCGACAAGTGGGGCAGCGAAGAGGCCTCGGCAAAAGCCGGAAGGCGGGTCATCGTCAACATGAAAAAGATCGTCCTCGACTCCACCGGCAAAGCGACGAAGCTCGAGGAGGATCTGCGCATCCCGTTCGTTCGCATCATGCGGCCGGGGGACCAGACCTCGATCATCGAAACCGCAGTCAGGGAGGATCACAAGCAACGCTGGCCGCAGCAATGGCTTTACTGGCAGATGGCCGAGGGGCTCGTCGATGATGGCGCGGGGATTCCGGGCTGGAAGATCGAGGACTGGCCGCACTTGGATGGCCAGCCGAACCTTGTTCGGGACCTGAAATACATGCGCTTTCACACCGTGGAGCAGATCGCGGGAGCGTCGGACGCTCAGGTGCAGAAGATGGGCATCGGCGGCCCTGGCATACGGCAGCAAGCGGCGCATGATCTTAGAAACCGGCTCGCCAAGACGCTGAATGCCGACATCGCGGCGAGGGACGGGCAGATCGCCGCCCAGGCGAAAGCGATCAAGGAAATGCAGGAGCAGATGGCGCAACTGATGGAGCAAGCCACGAAGCCGAAAGGAAAGTAAATGGCCAACGCCACGCTGCTGTCGCTTTTCCAGACCACCCTGCAAGGGATGGGCGTGGCGACCTACGGACTTCCCGCGACGGTCATCGGCAACTCGAACCAGGACGTGACGCAGACCCTCGCGTTGACGAACGCCGGGGGCGATGAGCTGGTCCGGGAGCATACCCAGGGCTGGCAGGCGCTCGTCAAACAGCACGTTTTCACCGCCGTCTACTACACCTACACTGGGACGACGACCTCGGGAAGCACGACGCTCTCGGCGCTCTCCTCGACCACGGGACTCACCACGAACCCGACGTATTTCATGCCGGTGGGGACGGGGATTCTTCAGGACACTTTCCTTGTCAGCGTCAATGCGGGAGCTTCGACCGCGGTCATGTCCCAGGCCGCTAATGCTTCCGGGACGGTGAGCATCACGTTTTCCCAAGTCTTGTTTGCGCCGCCCTCGGACTTCGACAGCCAGATCGACCGCACCCACTGGGACAAGTCGAAGCACTGGGAGATGCTTGGCCCCTCAAGCCCGCAGCAAAGGGAGTGGCTGCGAAGCGGGTACATCTCCACCGGCCCGAGGATTCGGTACAGCTACATGGGGGGCTACTTCATGATCTGGCCGCCCCTCGGGAGCACGGAAGTCTTGTCCTACGAATACCGCTCGAAGTGGTGGATTTACGCTGCGAGTGCTGCTACGACCTCAAAGCAGCTCTACACCTTGGACACCGACACCGCGATCTGGCCCGATGGGCTGATGCGTGCTCTCATCAAGCTGAAGTACCTCGAAGCGAAGGGCATGGACACCACCGCAGCCCTGAGAGCCTACAACACACAGAGGGACATGGCGATTGCGAACGACGCGGGCTCGGCAACCTTGTCCATGAACCCCAGACCCTCCACCGTCCTGATCGGCTGGGAGAACATCCCGGACGCTAACTACGGCACCTGATGGCTAGAGCCTCCACCAACATCATCCCGCTGCGCTCGCGCCCACAGCAGTCTCGTGCGGCGACGGCCTCCATCCCAGCCCCCACGGGAGGGTGGAACGCTCGGGATGCTTTGGGCGAGATGGAGCCGACCGACGCGGTCGCTCTGACGAACCTCTTTCCTTCGACCACGAGCGTCAACCTTCGGTTCGGCTACCAGAAGTTTGCTACCGGGGCGCCAGCGCAAGTGCAGAGTATTTTCGCCTACCAAGGGGGGGCGACCTCGAAACTAATCGCAGTAGCGAATGGCGCTTTCTACAACATCACCGCAGGCGGAGCGTTTCCTGCGGCCTCGGTTTCAGGACTTGCCAACAGCAAATGGCAGTACGTCAACATCACCACTCCGGGGGGAAATTTCATCGAGTGCTGCAACGGAGCGAACTCGGTCTATACCTTCGACGGAACGACCTGGACCGACCAGAGCGGCGCGATTACCGGAGTAACCTCCTCGACCCTCGTCAACATCAACGTCCACAAAAACCGCGTCTGGTTCATCCAGAACGGAACCCTGAAAGCGTGGTATCTGCCTACGCAAAGCATCACTGGGGCGGCGAACGCCCTCGATCTCTCGGCCTTCTGCCCGCACGGTGGATACCTGATGGCGATGGGAACTTGGACGATAGACGCAGGCTACGGAGTGGACGACCATGCCGTGTTCATCACGAGCGAGGGCGATGTGCTCGTTTACCGAGGCACCGATCCATCGAGCGCCACGACCTGGGCTCTTGTTGGCGTCTGGTGGCTCGGGTCTCCGGTCGGGCGAAGGTGCCTGGTCAAGCACAAGGGCGATTTGCTCCTCATTTGCCAGGATGGCCTCGTGCCATTGTCTGGAGCACTCCAATCATCGCGCTTGAATCCGAGGGTCGCGCTGACGGACAAGATCCAATACGCGACTTCCTCGGCGGTTACGAGTTATGGAGCGAATTTCGGCTGGCAGATCCTGCCTTATCCAAAGCAGAACATGCTGCTCCTGAACGTGCCGATTACTGCGGCTTCTGCTCAACAGCAGTTCGTGATGAACACCATCACCGGGGCTTGGTGCAACTTCACCGGCTGGGAAGCCGCGTGCTGGGAACTGTACGGCAACGACATCTACTTCGGGGGCGCTGATTTTGTCGGAAAAGCCTGGACGACAAACGCTGATGCGAACTCCAATATCTCCTGGTCTGGGCTGCAAGCCTTCAACTACTTTGGAGCGAGAGGGCAGACGAAACGCTATACGATGTTCCGGCCGACTTTCCAGATCACCGGCAACCCGACCATCATGGGGGGCATGGCGGTGGACTTCGACCAGACGCCTCCTGTTTCCTCGATTTCAACCGTCGCAACTGGCGGCGCTTCGTGGGATGCAGGAACGTGGGACTCGGGTCAGTGGGGCGGATACAAC